AAGATAGCAAGTTCTTCTACATTAATTTCATCGATTAAATTTTGTAATCGTTTTATGTGCTTTTCAGCCATTATTTTTCACCAATAATATCATTTAACAAGCGATTTATGCGGTCAGCTTTTGACCAGACTTGTTTTTGTTTTGATTCGTTCATCATCATATAAGCACCTTGAGTTGAAGGTTCCGACACAATGTCAAAACAAATCAATTGAAAGTCGTCTTCAACAAGCGTTTTCCCTTGTTGTTCACTTACTGAACCTAGACCACGAGAAGAAATACCAAGCATTACTCCATCATTGATGAGTGATTCCAATATTTTCCCCGCTGGTGTTGAAAGAACTCTAATTTTTCCCATTAAATCTTTCCCTTCCCACCATAAGGATTTAACCATATGAGAAGCATTTTTAAGATTAACAACAGAATCTTCAGGGTGGTCAAGTTCCCCACATGCACGATTTTCTTTTACAATTTTCATATAATTTTTAACTTCTCTTTGCAATATAGGCGCAGGGTAAACACGACCATTTCCATTTTGTTCGTCACAACGTTGCATTACACCTGAAAGAAAAGTTGCGCCATTTTTCACTTCAAGTTTTTCAGATTCACTTAAAAGATCTTGACAAACACCACCAGCACATAATTCGTAATATTCTCTTAAAAGATATTTCTTACTCATTTTCTTTATCCTCGTCAATCCATTTAACTCCACCAGATTTTACACCAGCAGGCGGAGCACTTACGCGCTTAGGCATAACACCTAAGTCAGTTTCTGTTGATCGTGGCCTATCGGATTTTCCACTCATTACACAGCGAGAAACTACATCCAAAGCATTTGAAATTTCTTCTTGAGTACAATCCCCAGTGTCTTCAAAGAGTCCTGGAAGTCCATCGCGGGTTTCTCCACCAGTTAAAATTTTATCGGCAACCTTCCAAGCTTGACTTACTGCATCGTGTAGTAAATCAAATTCTTCTGATGGTTTTTCTTCATCTGGTAAGTCACCTAAATAATCTTCAAACTTTTCTCTTGTTTTTCCCAACAAAATATAAACAAGATGAGCAATTTTGTTTTCTTCATTTTTATCTAAATCTTCTTGAAGTCTTTGATGTTCTTCTAAGATTATTTTTTTAAGTCGTTGTTTATTAATTTTCATAATTTACTTTCCTATTCTATTAAAGTGCGGGCGCAACCCGCACGGGTCTGCAACCTGCTTTACATCGTCTAACTGGTTGTAGTCTAAACCGCTTCAACATTATCCATCACCTCGATTTACTAAATTTATTCCTTTATCACCAAAAACCATATTTAACACATACGATGTTCCAGAACTAATACAAGCCATAACAAATGCAGTAGCTATAGAATATTCAAATGTAAATAGTTTTGTATATGGGTTAATCGCCCACAAAAATAGCCCAACCCACCAGCCAATACACATAGAACAATGAAAGAAGGAATACGATGGTCGAATCTTATCGAAGATTCTTCCATAAACTATAATTTGTGTAAGTCCATAAGCAGCAAGCACAAATAGCAATAGATTCATTAATAATATCCATAACCGCTCAAATACCGACGAATACGATAAGGGGTGATTGACCCCTTCTTAGGCTCTTGAGGTACTTCTCCAAGCGCAGTTGAGTCTTCAGGATTTGGATCAACCAAATGATCATCAATTTCATTTTCGATAAATTCTTGAGCCTCAAGTGCTGGGGTTTGTTTATCAAGAAATTTCTTTGTAGATACTAATACGACTTGTGTGCTGTTAACACCTTCATCAATAGGTGGCGGATATTGGGCTTCTAAACTACCAAAAACATTTCCTGCTTGAACACTCTCAGGAAGAATAACTCCATCTTGAGTTAAAAACTTAAAATATTTATTTTGAAATCCATATACTTCATCTGTTAATTCATTTTTAGGAAACGTAGTAATTTTATTTGATACTGTATCGAGAATAATATCCAAATGCATATGATCTAAAATCATTATTTTACCATCAAGCGTTTTTCTCACTTCAAGAGAAATAACAGCATCTGGCGCTGGTTTAGTTTCAGCAATTGCTTCCTCGGGAGAAATCTCAGGATCTATTTTTAGTTTAATTGGCATCCGATTTTATTTCCGTGACGAGCCCTTGAATTTTTATAACCTCTTCTACCATTGCTTTATCAGGTTTACGACTTCGATATGAATCTAAAGTTTTTAATACTTTTCGAGCATTTTCAAGCATTTGAGGATCGGTCAGAAACTCTTCTTTAGAAAAAGATTTATTTAATTCTTTTTTAAGTCTTCCAACTTCTTCGTTCAAGTATGCTTTTAGTTCAATTCCATTATTGTGAAAAGAAGCGATAAATTTGTTTAAAAGAAATTTTTGCTCTTGTAGTAATTTGCTGCCGTATTCTTCATTAAATCTCTTAACAAATGATTTATAAACAATATTGTCCATTGGAACCATTTTATCTTCTTTTTCTTGAGAAGACATTTTGTCAACTAATTCATTTTCTAAAAGAATTTTAGATTTAATAGACACTTTATTATTAAAAATTTGTGCAACAGAAGCCAAAGCTTTATAGTTGGGCACAAAATTGGCAAAAGAGCTATCCGACAATAATTTATGTATTTTGCGAACAAGTTTATTTTGCTCAAACAATAAAACTTTTTTATCGAGTTCTCTGTGACGAAATTTTACTTCATTAATAATTTTTTCAGCAGTTAAAATATTTACATTTTTAGTGTGTGTAACGGCTCGATACAATTTTAATTCTTTATACATCATAGAATTAGGTAAAAAGGATTCTTTAACAAGAACAACTATTTTATTTTGTAATTCTTTGTTGTTTGAAAGAACAGACTTCGTTAATTCTTGAATTAAAACTTCATAAAGAAATGCGCTATTCCTTTTTTTATTATGCTTAAACTTTGCCATTCTTTTTATCCTTATCGTTTTGTTTCTCAAGATTTTCAATTATTTGCTGAATTTCAACATCATTTTGTAAAATCTTAAGTTCTTCTTTTTTATGTTTCTTTTCATAATTAGTTTCTAAATTTTCATAAATTCCTTTTGCGAGCTGGTTAAGTTCAGATGAGCCCTTAAAAACATTTCTTTTCGTATTTTTTGCTGTTTCTTCTGAATAATGTCCTTTATAGCTGCGCTTTCTTGCACCCATATCTCTTTTATCAGATTTAACTCGTGTGTATTTTTTTCCTTTTGCTCCCGCCGTGGTATAAGGTGCTTGATCTGGTCTTCGCCATTGCAACTCATTTCTATTACCAGGAGCTTCCATGCCTGCGCCTTCCATGCCTGCGGCTTCCATTCCTGGTGCAGCCAAGAGTGTTTCTTCTTCTCCACCTTCTGCTGGTGCTTCTGCTCCCATTCCTCCCATTTCGCCTCCTAGCATTTCGGGACCAGCACCTGCGTCTGCGCCGCCGCCAATAGCAGCACCTTCTTCTCCAGCCATGCCTGCTGCCATAGCTTGTTCAAGTAAAGCATCCAATTTTCTATCATAAAACATTTCTCGTTGATTGCGAATAATCTCCTCATCGGATAAGTCAAAAATATGCTTTCCAACCCAACGACGACTAAAATATCCTTCTGTCGCTGTCGAACCTATTTCAAATTTGGTGCGCCAATGCTCAAGTTCTTGCAATTCAGCTAATTTTGAAGGATTATTTAATCTTAATTTAAATGAAATAAGATCTTTATTTTTATACCCCAGCGTGTATAAATGAATTACTGCAATTTTTTCAAGTTCAGAAATAACACTTCTTTGCAATCTTGTAATTGTTCGAGCAAAACGAATATCTCGTTGAGCTAATGTTGTTTTATCTTCTGAACCTTCATCTCCTTGAGTAAGATAAGATGCAGGAATTTTAAGAGCTGAAAACAATTTATCTCTTAAGTATTTTACGTCATCAACATCGCCTGTGTAAGTTCCTCCTGGTAATGACTCAACCCTTGTATTGGATGTTCCACCACGCACAGGAATAAAGTAATCTTCATCAATACTCATTGGATTATAACGTAAATCAACTCGACCAGTATCTTGATCAATAACTTGATTTCGTTTCATTTGCGTAACAATTTTTTGCATATGTTGCTCAACTTCTTTTTCTGCAATACCACCAACATCAATATAAAAAATTCGACGTTCTGGAGAACGAACAACGCGATAGGCCATCATTGCATCTTCAAGTAATTGAAGCTGCCGCCAAATACGCCGACAAGCTTCCAGTGCCGAAGTTCCATAAGGAGCGTATTTATCGTTACCAAGAATTCTAAAATGAGCAATTTGCCAATTTTCAAATGTTAAGCCTCCACTGTTCCATTGAAATTGAACATATGTTGGATTTGTTTTGTCTTCACCCTCTAGGCGTTCAATTTCTGCCTGGGGCAACCCAACAACTGATTTAACACCCAGCGATTCATCAATGTCCAAATATAGAAAATAATCTCCATACTTGCACATACTTCGACACCAACCAAATATATTAAATTCAATGTTAAGAACACTGTAAAAAAGAGAATGAAGAATAGACTTAATTTCTTCGTTAGGACAGTTAATTGTGAGAAGCGGTTGAACTGGTGACGATACAGTCATTTCATCGGCATAAATATCTAGACCAGAAGCAATTTCGGGCATGTATTCCATTTGATCAAAATCAAGATAACGTTCGGCACGGGCTGCGTTGGAAGTAGAATTAGCATAAATATTATCAAATGGATTATAAGAAGTTTTCTTAAATGTTAATCCTGCGGCTGATTGAAACTTATATTTATCCAGCTGCCATCTTTTAAGTTGTCGAGGATTTTGCCGCTGATATTGAGTAAGGGGACCAGAGAGCAGCTTTGTTAGAGCTTTAAAAAGAAACGAATCCGCGTTCCTTGGGTTCTTTGTATTTTTTTTATTATCGTTATTCGGGTATGCCATTTTATTTTATCCTTTTAGTAACCAACCAAACTCTTCATAAGTTTTTTTAGCAGTGTTTATTTTATCAAAAGATTCGATCTTTTTGTAGCCCTGCATCCCAGGAATTAATGTATTCATTTTCGTGGTTGAACTAATCATTGAATTTAAAAATGCTCTTTTATAATTTAAGTCTTTTGTATTCTCTTCTAAAACAGTATCCCGTACCCAACACCCAATTGCTAAAGACATTACAAGATCATCATTATATCCTCTTTGTGCCTCTGGTCTTCCATTTTTCCAAACAAAAGTTTTTAATTCTTGATATATCCTAACAGAATTAAGAGTAATTAGTTTATTTCTAACGAATTCTTCAAGTTTTGCAACGATTAAAGGGCGTGTTTTTTGAGAGGTTGTAAAACCTGGAATAGCATTGGAAACATTTTGAGCTGCATATTGTTCAACGTATTCATGAGTTCCTTTAGTAGAATAATATAAATTTGGATAACCGGCATCAATGAGTTTTTCCAATACTGAGAAACCGATGTTATTATTTTCAACAATGAGCATTGCTTCTCCATATTCTTTTCCCGCATCAAATAAAATTCTTGCAAATAAATCGGTCGTTGGTTTTCCTCGGTATTCTGCAACTTGTTCCATTGTCTTTGTGTTGAATATATGAAATACAGAGAAGTCATTACCGTCACCACGAGCAACATCACCCACCAGTAAGTATTTGTTCTCTGGTTTATATTCTTCCCAAATCCAAAAATTTCTGTCAAAACCTGTTTGGTATTTTGGTTCTATACAAACTTGAGATAACTTTTCTAAATCATCAGAATGAATTACTGTTTCACCGGAAGCATTAAAATTACATTCATATTCTTGAGCTACACGACGCCTTGAAAGATTTCGAGTGGTTTCGTCAAACCAGACTTGATCTCTTTCGGGATGAAGTGTCCAGTGAAGTTTTGTTGGATGGAAAT